GCTCCGCGCGTTCGAATGTGGGTCCAGAGGTTCTCTTTGGATGTGGATTGAACCCGTTTCATGGGTGACGCGTTCAGACATCTGCTTGAGAGGTGGAGACTTATGAGTAGGCGAGGCGGGGCGCGGCCCAACTCGGGACCGAAGCCTAACCCGAACAGCTTGCGGCAGCAGCGGCTGGCGGCGCGGCAGATGCGGCAGCAGTCGGCGACGGTGCTGCAGCATCCGTCCGTGCCGTTCGCGCCGGTGGTGCCGCCGACGACGAACGAGCCGAGCGAGATCGAGGAGTTCGACGCGCCGAACGATCTGAGCCAGGAAGAGCGTCAGGTGTGGCTCCAGCAGGCGCCGCATGCGTTCAAGAATCGGACGCTGACCCGGGCGTCGGCGGTGTCCTTCGAGCGGTACTGCAAGGTGGTCGTGCTCGAGCGGAACGAGGCGAAGAGTTCGGGGATGGGTGGCGCCAACCACCGGGGACTGCTGAAGATCATCAACGGCTATGAACTGCAGTTCCTGCTGACGCCGGCCGGCAAGCCGATGCCGGAGGTGGCGTCGGGGCCGCCGAAGCCGGCGGTGAACGATGACGACGCGTTCTTCGGAGGGGCCGGCGTCGGTGGTCGCTGAGCCGGCGTGGTGGGGGGCTGGGCCTCCGCCCACCGAGCGGTGGCCGGGTGTCACCATCCCGATCGACGACTGCGGCGGGAAGTACCACTTCGAGGTCGGGCTGGCGGATCGGGTCTGTGCGTTTTTCCCGCGGTTCTGCAGTCACAGCAAGGGGCTCTTCGCGGGGAAGCCGTTCGAGCCGCTGGACTACCAGGTACAGTTGATCCTCCGGCCCATCTTCGGGTGGGTGGATGCGGAGGGGTTGCGGCGGTTCCGGAAGGCGTTCATCGAGGTCCCGAAGAAGAACGGGAAGACGCAGCTGGTGGCCGGGCTGGGGCTCTACATGCTGCTGGCCGACAACGAGCCCGGGGCGGAAGTCTACGTCGCCGCAGCGGACCGGGAGCAGGCGCGGATCCTGTTCGATGCGGCCAAGGCGATGGTCGAGGCGCATCCGGCGCTTCGGAAGCGGCTTGAGGTCTACCGGAACCGGATCGTCCGCAGGGATGACCCCTCCGCGTTCTTCCAGGTGCTGTCGGCGGAAGCGGCCACCAAGCACGGGCCGAACATCCACTGCCTGATCATCGACGAGCTGCACGCGCAGCCGGATCGTGAACTCTTCGAGACCCTGACGCGCGGTGTCATCGCCAGGCGGCAGCCGTTGATCCTGCTGATCACGACGGCCGGCGACGATGACGAGTCCATCTGCTACGAAGAGTACGAATACGCGAAGCGGGTGCTGAGCGGGACGATCGTGGACGAGCGGCACCTGCCGGTTATCTTCGAGGCGGGCCCGAAAGAGGACTGGTCGGATCCGCAGGTGCTGGCGCGGGTGAACCCCGGCTGCGGCCACACCATCAAGCTCGAGACGCTGGTGGACGGGGCCCGGGAGGCGACGAACGAGCCGCGAAAGCGGAACGACTTCCTGCGGTATCACACCAATCGCTGGGTGAATCAGGCCACGGCGTGGATCCCGATCGAGTGGTTCGACGACTGTGAAGGCTCCCTGTCCGATGACGAACTGGTGGGGCTGCCGTGCGCGGCCGGCTTGGACCTCGCGCAGAAGTGGGACCTGGCCGCGTTCGTCGTGGCCTTCCGGAAGTATCTGGAGACCCCCGCCACGCTGGACGTGGTGGCAGAGGAGCCGAACGGCCAACTGACGAAGCGGTCGATCGCCATCAACTACAAGCTCTACGTGCGGCCGTTCTTCTGGATTCCCGAGAACACGATGCGGCAGCACGAGAAGGAAGACGGCGTGCCCTACAGCCTGTGGGTGGAGAACGGGCTGGTCACGGCCACCGAGGGGGACGTCATCGACTACAACCGGATCTACCGGGACATCACCGAGGTGATCGTGCCGCGGTATCCCCTCCTGAAGCAGGGCACCGTGGGGTATGACCCGGCGTTCGCGACCGACATCGCGATCAAGCTGCGCGATCAAGGGCACCTGTCGATCCTGGAAGTGCCCCAGAACTATCGGCACCTGTCGGAGCCGGCGCAGGTGCTCGAGGCGCTCATCAAGGGGCGGCGGCTGGTGCACGACGGGCATCGGGTGTATCGGTGGAACTGGGAGAACGTGGCGGTGAAGACGGACGACGCGGGGCGGATCCGGCCGGTGAAGCCGAAGCGCCGGTCCAAGCGGATCGACGGCGCCGTGGCGACGCTGATGGCCGAGAAGGCCATGGCTGTGCCGTCGTCGGCCCCGCCGCAGTATCAAATGCTGGTGTTTGGAGGACGACGCTGATGGAGATGAAGGTCAAGGAGTACGCGCAGTTCGAGGGTGTGCATAAGAACACCGTTCGAAGGTGGATCGAGAAGGGTGCCGTGACGGTTCGGAGGACGCCAGGTGGCGGTATTCGAATCCTGGTTGCGCCGTCTACTACAGGTCCGACTGACGATTCGGCCCGATCTAATTCGGCAGCATCCGTAACCACAAGAACGCAAACGTCGAACTAGCCTCTTCCCTTGTCGCGCGCATGGTCCGAGCATCGAACTCGGACATGCAGCATCGCGCCTATTCGCTCTTCGAGATCAAAGCGGTCCGTGAGGACCAGCGCCTCATCTCGGGCATGGCGTCGACGCCGACGCCGGATCGCGGTGGAGACATCGTTGAGCCGAAGGGCGTCAAGTTCCAGAACCCCCTCCCGCTGCTCCTGTACCACGACACCAAGCGCCCGGTCGGCTCGGTCAAGTTCGGTCGGCCGACCGATGAGGGCATCCCGTTCGAGGCCCACATCGCCGACATCGCTGAGCCAGGGCCGCTGAAGGAACGGGTCGACGAGGCGTGGGGCAGCGTGAAGGCCGGCCTGTTGAAAGGGGTCTCGATCGGATACCGGATCCTGGCCAACGGCGCCGAGTACATCCGCGAGACGGGCGGGCTGCACCTGAAATCCATCGAAGTCTTCGAACTGAGTCTGGTCGCCGTTCCCATGAACGCCGAGGCCACGATTCAGTCGATCAAGTCCATCGACGCTCCGCATCTGGCCGCGGCTGGCCGGCAGGAGCCCTCGTCATTGGCCGGCGTCTCGGCCGCATCACGCACGGTCTCCGTGCGATCAAGGACCAGCATGGCCAAGAAGACGTATGCCGAGCAGATTGCTGACATCGACGCGCAGATCCAGACCAAGCAGAGCGACCTCGACGCGCTGCAGACCAAGGTCACGGACGAGGGCCGCACGAAGGACGCGGGCGAGCGCGAGACCTTCGACGCGCTGAACCGTGAGATCGAAGCCCTCGAGGCCGAGAAGGCCGATCTGGTGAAGCTCGAGGAGCGCGCCAAGTCGATCGCCAAGCCGGTCGTGCAGCAGGCGCGCGCCGCCGCGCGCGAGGGCGCGAAGGGTGTGCAGCCGTACATCACCGTGAAGCAGAACCGCGATCCGGGCATCGGCTTCGCGCGCGTGGTGCTGTGCAAGATGGCGGCGTTCCTGTCGCAGGGACAGATGTCGGCTGTCGACGTTGCCAGGCGCGTGTACTCGAACGATCCAGAGATCGAAGCGGCCGTGAAGACGACCGTGGCTGGTGGCACGACGACGGACTCGACATGGGCATCACCGCTGGCCTATGCGGCGCTGTCCAATGAGTTCATCGACCTGCTCCGCCCTGCGACGATCCTGGGGAAGCTCGGCACCACGGTCAACGGAGTCAGCTATCCGTCGCTTCGGCGTCTTCCGTTCAACGTCAAGCTGAACCGCAAGACGGCCGGCGGCACCGGCTACTGGGTCGGTCAGGGTGCGCCGGCTCCGGTGTCGAAGCAGGCGCTTGATCAGGTGACGATGGCCTACACGAAGGTCGCCGGCATTCAGGTCTTCTCGCGTGAACTCGCACGATTCTCCAGCCCTTCGGCAGAGATGCTCGTGCGCGACGACCTTCGTGATGTTCTGGTCGCTCGACTGGACACCGACTTCCTCGACCCCGACAAGGCGGCGTCTGCCGGCGTGAACCCCGCGTCCATCACGAACGGTGTTTCTGCGCTGACGACGGCTGGAACATCGGCCGACAACGTCCGCACCGACGTCATCAAGCTGATGGCCGCGTTCCAGACGTCGAACCTCAACCCGGCGAACCTCGTGATCGTCATGCCGAACACGCTGTGCATGGCGCTGTCGGTGCTGACTACCTCGCTCGGGACCAAGCAGTTCCCGAGCATGGGCGTCAACGGCGGGTACCTTGAGGGGATCCCAGTCATCGCCTCGCAGTACGCGGCCAGCGGCGCCAGCTACGGGAACATGGTGGTCTGCTTCGATGCTTCGTCTATCGGTCTCGCCGATGACGAGGAAGTCGAGATCGACATCAGCACCGAGGCGGCGCTCCAGATGCTGGACAACCCGACCAACAACATCGACGGAACAGCGACCTCGATGGTGAGCATGTTCCAGACCGACAGCGTCGCGGTCAGGGCTGGTCGATTCATCAATTGGGCCAAGCTCCGCTCCGGTGTGGTCCAGTGGTTCGACGACGTGAACTGGGGCGCGGTCGGCAGCCCGTACTAGGCCGCGGTTCGCGGTCTAGGTTCGTTCGTTCCAGGGCGGGTCGCGCCGGATGTGCGCGGCCCGCCTGCGGTGTGTTTGCCTTCACAGGAGCCGCGTTCGGTTCATGGCGCTGGTCACGGTCATCGCAATCAAGCCGTTCGCGCATCAGGGCCGGTCGTTCCACCTGGGCGAAGCGGTCACGGTGGAAGCCCTCGAGGCGGCCATCCTCGCGCAGGCGGGCCGTGTCACGTTGGACCGTGCCGCTCGTCCCACCTATCAGACCCGCGCGCTCGAGCCCGAGCCACCGGTCAGTCCGGTGATCGTGGTTCCCCCCTCGCCGTCTGCCTCCGTCGTGCCCACTCGCCGCCGTCGTCGTTCGCGCGGGCGTCAGGCGGCGCTCTCCGCATGAACCTCTTCGGATTCGAGATCAGCGTGCGCCGGAAGGCGGCGGTGTCATCGCTGACCAGTCAGGACATCCCGTCGCTGGCGGGGTTGTCGCGCGGGTGGTGGCCGCTCGTGCGTGAATCGTCGCCCGGCGCGTGGCAGCGTGGGCAGACGACGCTGGCGGCAGATGCCCTGACGCACGTGACCGCGTGGGCCTGCATCACGCTCATCGCGTTCGACATCGCGAAGATGCCGCTGTGCCTGAAGCGGCGGACGTCGGACGGCATCTGGGAAGAGACGGACAACCCGGCCTACTCACCTGTCCTGCGGCGGCCGAACCACTACCAGAACCGGATCCAGTTCATCCAGTCGTGGCTGATCGCGCTGCTGACGCGCGGGAACACCTACGTGCTGAAGGAGCGCGACGCGCGCGGCGTGGTCGTGGGCCTGTATGTGCTCGATCCGGCACGGGTGCAGGTGCTGGTCGCGCCCGATGGCCAGGTGTACTACCACTGCTCCCCGGACGAGGTGACGGGGATCGCGGCCGTGACGGTGCCGGCCTACGAGATCATCCATGACGTCTACATCGCCCCGTATCACCCGCTGATTGGGGTGTCGCCGGTGCTCGCGTGCGGCATGGCGATCGGCCACGGGCTGCAGATTCTCAGCAATCTCTCGGAGTTCTTCCAGAACGGGTCGAACCCGGGTGGCGTGCTGACCGCCCCGAACCAGATTTCCAACGAGAACGCGCAGCGCATCCAGGCGTGGTGGGAGTCGAACTTCGGCGGCCAGCAGAACGTGGGCAAGGTCGCCGTGCTCGGAGACGGGCTGAAGTTCGAGCGCATGGGCCTCACGGCGGTTGAGGCCGAGGTGATCAGGCAGTTGAACTGGGACGACGAGAAGATTTGCTCGGCGTACCACGTGCCCGGCTACAAGGTCGGCGTCGGTTCGATGCCCACCTACAACGGCGCCGAGGCGGGGAACCAGCAGTACTACTCGCAGTGCCTGCAGCATCGGATCGAAGCGATCGAACTGCTGCTGGACGAAGGGCTGCGCCTGCCGGCCGACATCAGCGTGGAGTTCGACGTGGAAGAGGGCCTGCTGCGCATGGACTCGGCCACGAAGATGAAGGTCGTCACGGACGGCATCAAGGGGATGGTGTTGACGCCGAACGAAGGCCGCAAGAAGTACGGCCTGCGGCCGGTCGAGGGCGGCAACGAGCTCTACGGCCAGGAGCAGGATCACAGCCTGCGCTGGCTGGCGACGCGAGACGCGCAACCGCTGCCGTCTGCTGCGGTGCCCGTGGTGCCTGCGACGGCTCCAGCCCCGGAGCCTGACGAGCCGGACGATCCTGCGGAGCCGGATGAGGACGACACGCTCATGGACGACAAGGCTGTCGGCGATGTACTGCGGAAGGCGCTGGGGATGGTCGCGTGAAGGCGCAAGAGTTCGCTTCGCTCGTGAAGGGGATCGCGCCGGTCATCCGTGACTACGTCGAGTTGTCGGTGAAGGGCGTGCTTGACCGCGTGCTGGTGCTCGAGCAGCGCGCGGCGGTGCCCGGTCCGGTGGGGGCCTGCGGGGCGAAGGGCGATCCCGGGGACCGTGGGCCGGAAGGGCCGGCGGGGGTGCCAGGGCCTCCCGGTCCGGCCGGTCCTGCGGGGCGTGATGGGGTCGATGGTGCCGTGGGCCCGAAGGGGGATCCCGGCGACCGTGGCGAGAAGGGTGAACCCGGCGAGCCCGGATCGGCGGGCCTACGCGGCGAGAAGGGCGATCCCGGGGATCGAGGCCAGGAAGGGCCCGCTGGTGTGCCCGGTCGCGATGGCCGTGACGGTGCGATGGGGCCGCAGGGGGAGAAGGGCCTCGACGGCAAGGATGGTCGTGACGGGCGTGACGGCGTCGATGGGCAGGACGGGCTGGGCTTCGACGATCTCTCCGTCGAGCACGACGGCGAGCGTGGGTTCACGTTCAAGTTCGCGCGCGGCGAGCGCGTGAAGACCTTCGCGTTCACGCTGCCAGTGGTGATCTATCGGGGCGTCTGGGAGGACGGCCGGACGTACGAGAAGGGCGACAGCGTCACGTACGGCGGATCGCAGTGGATTGCCAAGGAGGCGACGGCCTCGAAGCCGGGCGCCCCGGATGCGTCCTCGCGGGCGTGGCAGTTGGCGGTGAAGAAGGGCACGGACGGCAAGAGTGGCGCGCAGGGCCCCGCCGGACCGCAGGGGCCGCGAGGCGAGAAGGGCGAGGGAGGACAGCCGCGGTGGTAGGGCGGGCGGGATCGTATGCGACGGTGGCGCCCATCTGGGCTGGGGCGACGGTCGTGTGCATCGGGGGCGGGCCGAGCCTGAACTCGGACGACGTGGCCGCCTGCCGTGGCCGTGCGCGCGTGATCGCCGTCAATGACGCCTACAAGCTGGCCCCGTGGGCCGATGCGCTGTACGCCTGCGATTACGCCTGGTGGCGCGCACATGGCGGCGTGCCGGCGTTTCAGGGTCTGCGGTTCAGCCTCGATCGGCGCGCGGTGCGGTACGGCGTCCAGATCCTGCAGAACACCGGGGTGGCCGGTCTCGAGCTCGAGCCCACGGGCCTGCGCACGGGGCACAACAGCGGCTATCAGGCGATCAACCTGGCGGTCCACTTCGGCGCGCGGCGCATCGTGCTGCTCGGCTACGACATGCAGCGGACGGACAACAAGGCGCATTGGTTCGGGGACCATCCGACCGGCTTGAACAATCCGCCCCTGCCGCTGTTCATTCCCCAGTTCGAACAGGTGGCGCCGCTGCTGCGTGCGCGCGGTATCGACGTCATCAACAGCTCGCGCGAGACGGCGCTGACGATGTTCCCGCGGCAGTCGCTGCAGGCGGCGCTGTCGGTGGCGGTGGCGGCATGAAGTACCCGGTGGTGCTGGACGAGCAGGCCACGCTCGATCGGGTCTGTGCCGGGGCGAGCCTCGCGCGCTACGGGGACGGCGAGTTCAAGATGGCCGGCCACAACGCGGCCATCAAGTCTCAGTGTGCCGACGCGACCCTCTCGGCCCGGCTGCGCGAGATTCTGACGGACTCGGGCGCGTGCCTCGTGGGCATCCCGAACATCCAGTCGGACACCCCGAAGGCGGCGCACTGGGCGAAGTACGCCCACTACGCGGATCTGCTGGTGAAGCGACCCTATGTCAGCTCGTTCATCACGCGGCCGGACTCGGCGCCCTGGATCAACACGGCTGCGTACTGGGCGCAGGTGCAGTCCCTGTGGGTGGATCAGCCCGTGACGCTTGTGCGCGGCAGTAGCAAATCGCTGACCGCGGATGACCTCGTTGGGGCGCGTGAAGTGCGGGAGATTCTGGCCCCGCGGCAGCACGCGTGGGCGGAGTACGCGTCGCTGCTCGAGCGCATCGGCACCCCGGATCGCGTGCTCATCTGCCTGGGGCCGACCGCGACGGTGATGGCGGTCGATCTGTGCGCGAAGGGCGTGCACGCGATCGACCTCGGGCATATCGGCATGTTCCTGCGAAAGGTCACGCGCGGCGAGGCGCTGGTGGTGACCGATGAGGACCGTACGCACGACCGGGTGCCCGCGTGACGCCGCGCATCCTGTTCATCGGTGGCGGTGGCGGCTCGTGGACGATGCGTGGCGGCCAGATGGCCGCGGCCCTGCCGGCACGCGCCACCACGGACCCGACACCGGCGGACTACGCGTGGGCGGATGTGATCGTGCTGGTGAAGCGGGCCATCGAGCGGTGGGGCGCGGCCGCG